TGTATATGTTTCACCTTTATAGGTGGGGGCAAATAGATCCGTTTAGTTATAAGGGGCATTTGATTTAGTGCCGCCATTTATCATTTCTTTTTCCATACCACTTCATTTTCATATCCAAACTTAGCAAACAATCTATCTATTGTATTTTGCTTTAATTCACCTTTTACAAATCTACATTTAAACAAAAACGCAGCCTGAGCCGACATATACGGAGCATACCATTTATGCTCCGATATGATTTGGTTAAATACTTCGGTTGTGGTCATAATTCAAAGCTACTTAAACATTCTTGTATATCAAAATAAAACATTCGTATTTTTTTAATATTTATTTTTACATCAATGAATCAGTTAACTAAAAACCATACATCCGAAATAAAGGAGCTTGACGAAAAAGTCGGGTATGTTGAAGCTATTGCAAATGCTTACAACAATGAGGATAGCGATGGTGACATAAGTCATCCGGGCTCATTCATGAAAACTGTATCAGAGGGGCGTAAAAAGCTCAGGGTTTACAAAAATCATGACACTACACTTTTGATTGGAGTACCTAAAGAGTTAAGGCCAGAGCATCCCGATGGATTGTTTACAGGTACACAATTCAATATGGATACTGATCTTGGTCGTGACATGTTTAACGATATTAAGTTAATCAATTCAAACGGTCAGGAAGCTGATTTGTCAATAGGTTATCAGGTAATTCGCAGAGATCAGAAAAACTCAAAGATAATTACTGAATATAATCTACGTGAATATTCATTCTTGACAAGTTGGGGAGCTAATCCAAATGCGATTGTTTTAGGTGCTAAATCAGACGCTAAAGATATTATTGAACATTTAACATTGATGTATAATTTGCCTTATTCAGATAGTCGTCTGATTGAGGTTGAAAAAATATTAAAGTCACTCACAAACGCGCCGGATAATTCCACCCGTAAAGATGAGCCGATTAATCAACAAGAAATTATTAACCAAATTAAAAAATCATTCCAATATGGAAACTAAAGAAATAATGGATGCAATTGAATTAGCATCTAAAGGATTAAAAGATGGTGTGGATAACGCCAAAGCTCAGGCGGCTGATGCCCTTGCAAAAGCGGCTGATGTAATCGCAAAACTTGCTGATGTGCCTTCAATGGATTCAGTAAAAGAGCAAATCGAAGCAGCTAAAAAAGAATTACAAAAACAGCACGATGATTTGTCTACGAAAGTAAACAAAAAAGCATCTGAGCCACAGCCCGCAAAGTCATTCACTCAGGCGTTTACAGAAGCTTACATGGCTAAAGCTGACGAGATTAAAGACATAATCAAAAATGATGGCAAACAGAATGGTCCGTTAGTATTTGATATTAAGGAAGCCGTTACAATCGGAGACTTTAATACTATCGAAGCAGTAGGTTCTGCATCTCAATGGTCATTAACTCAAAACACCGGCATTATCAGCCCTATCCGTAAGCGTCAATTAACTTACTTGGAAAACGTATCTACGGGCGCAATGGCTAAGCCTTACGCAATGTGGATTGAGGAACTTGATGAGCAAGGCACTCCGATATTCATTGGTGAGGGTGATGCTAAAACTCCATTATCGGTTCGTTACGAAGAAAGAAACGCAGTTGCTAAAAAGATTGCAGTTTACGGAAAAGTGACTACTGAATTTATGGATGACCTGCCACAGCTTATGGCATACGTTCAAAACAACTTGATGAAACGTGCTGACATCGTTACCGAAAATGATTTATTCTCTGGCCCCGGAACTGGTGATAATCTGAAAGGTCTTGATGAATATGCAGCAGCGTTTACAGGCTCAACTCTTGCAAGTACTGTTACTGATGCAAATGAGTTCGATGTTCTGATTGCAGCTATTCTGCAAACTAAAAAGGCGTTTGGTAATCCTACCGGGTTCTTTGTAAACGAAGGCTTTTTAGCTAAGATGATTACAACTAAGTCTACTTATGGCGAATACACTGAGCCGTTAGCGTTCTTAGGTCGTGACGCACAGGGTTACACTACTTTACAGGGTGTTAGATTGATCGGAACAAACGCACTTGATGCATTAGGCATTGATTTCATTGGTGGTGATCTATCAGTAGTAAATGTATTATTCCGTCAGGGGATGCGCGTACAAATCGGATTGGATGGAAACGACTTTATTAATAACAAGAAAACAATCTTGTTAGAGCAGAGGTTGGTTCAATTCGTATCTGCAAACGATGTGAATGTGTTAATCAAAGGTGATTTTGCAAGTGCTAAATTACTACTTGAAGCGACTACATAATATTTCTCATTCATAGTTTAGGTTCTGAAGCCCTGTACTGCAATGGTGCAGGGCTTTTTTAATAACAAAGAAAATGAAAGTTAGATATATTTCAAATCACGAAACGGGTAAAATCGGAGAGATTAAAGAACAGCCAGACGCATTTGCTAATTACTTAATTGCAAGAGGTAAGGCGGTAAGGTTCGAGATTGAAAGCAAAGAGTTAAAAGTAACTTATAAAACCAAATGATACAAGTAAAGATACTTACGGATTTAGTTGCTGAGCCTGTTACATTGGCAGAGGTTAAGGAATTTATGGAAATAGATTTCACAGACTTTGACCAACTGATAACACGCTTATTGAAACAAGCTCGTATTTCATCTGAAAAATACACCGGGTTAAGTTACGGTAAAAAGGAATTTACTTTGGTTAGCAATCAGGCAAAAGTAACAATACCTAACGGGCCATTTGGTGAATTATTAACCATAGTTGATAAGGATAGTGTTGCCATACCTACTGCAAATTATACTTTGTTTGGGTATGATAACCCGGTGCTGACAGTTGGCATGACTTGCATGCCGTTAAATTACGATCCGTATTACGACATTTTAGGTACTGCATTAAGGTCATATAATGAATGGACTGTAACGTATTACGCAGGGTTTTACGACATCTATACAGATGATAGCACATTGCCAGAGGACTTAAAAACAGCTATCTGCATGAGAGTTGAAACAGCGTTTAAATACAGGGCGGATTCAACAGATGAGCAAGTAAACAAAGCAATTAATACAAGCACCGAAATTGAGCAGGCTTACAGGGTTAATCCCATAATGTAATGAATACGGGAAATTACGATCAGGTTATAACATTTGTATCATTTGATGATACGGTAGATGCTTCGGGAGGTTTTCCGGTAACCAGGTTGTTTCTGCTTTCAACTTTTGCAATGATTAAAGAAATGCGATCATTCAGCGAAAGCGAACAAAGAGAAAGAGTTTTAAATCAAATATTTGAATGCAGGATTAAATACAGATCAGCATTCACACCAACAAATATAATGTTCATTGAATGGGAAGATTATCGGTATGTAATTAACAGAATTGATTTAGTAGGGCAAAGGCATAAGCGAGAATACATAATGACAATTGAACGTGCTGAATTAATTGTAACAACATAATGGCAAGGGTAATAATAAGCGGACTTTCGCAGGTTAAAAAAAAGTTAGCTGATTATAGTAAAAAGGTGCAAGATGAGGTAAAGTTACAAGTATTAGATTCATCTACAGCAATTGAAATAAATGCACAAAATAAAGCTCCGATAGGAATAAAAGGGTTAATTGATAAAGTGGTAAAGAATAACGGTTATGCTTCGGAAATAGGAGTACAAAGCAGTACAAATATTCCTGTTTATATTGAGTTCGGAACGGGTGAAAGTGCCGCAAGTTACGTTCCTACATTGCCGAGAGAAATACAGGAATACGCAAGACAGTTTTATGTAAACGGTCAGGGTACAATGAAAAAACAACCGTATTTAATACCCTCGTTTTTGGCAGAAAGCCCAATTTTTATAAGTGAGTTAAAAAAGATATTGAAAAACAATGTTTGAAATAGCAACCGAATTAAGAGAAGCGTACATAACTAAGCTTGGAGGCATTCAAATCTCTGGGGTTACTATTCCGTTCTATGATGAATTGCAGGGTTCTATGGTTGCTAATATTGGATATGCTTCAGCTTATTGCTTAATCATGGATCAGTCGGCAAATGACATATTAATAAAGAATGGTTTTTATCAGAATGTAACGATTTCAATTGATGTGGTGACTAAGTTTCCAAAGAATAAAGGAGGTAAAAAGTTATCAGAGCAAATCAGCAATGAGATACAACAACTGATCAGAACGGGTGATACAACGGACTATCCTATATTAACTAACTTTCAGATAGTGACTTGTAGTAAAACAAATGACAGGGGTATAATTGAGGAGAATGTAGGTAATACAGTTTTCCGTAAAATATTAACTTTTTCACATAAAATTAAACAGATTAATCAAACAACTTAAATATTAAAATCATGTCAAACTTTGTAAACGGAGATGATAGTGTACTATCAATTTTAAGGAGTGGGGACTACGTGCCTATTGCTTGCTTAACTTCAAACGGAACATCTGAAACGGTAACGTTTAATGAAGTTCAAACTAAATGCGATCCAGGGGTAATTATTTCAACTCCAAATTCATACAGTTACACCAAATCATTGGATGGAATCCTAACAGATACGACTTCCGTTGGTGGAGATACTGCATTAGCTTCGTGGGATTACTTAAGCGGATTATTGAGAGCTAAAACCTTAATCTATTGGAAAGAAGCCATCGGATCTCCGGCATTCATGAATGAGTTTGGTGAGGGTTACATTGAAACTTTGGAAATGACTGCTGCAAGTGGTGATAATATCACATTCACAGGCTCAATCAAAGGCACAGGTGACATAACCAGAACTACCTAATTTATGGCAGACGTTTTTAAATTGCCTGTAAACGGGCAGGAAATGGATTTCTTTTGTGGAACTTTCGCAGTTGAGAAAACACTCGAAGCAATGGAAATAAACATAGCTGATATTCAGGACAGTATATCAAAGAGGTTCGTTCCAACAATTAGGCACTTTGTTTATTTTTCGGCTATGAATGCTCAAAAACTGAAAACTGCAAAAGGTCATTCATTGGATTTTGATTATGAACTTGACGATGTTTACAATTGGATGGATGAGTGGGGCGGTGGTAATTCTGCAAATGTAGTTTTATTCACTTCTAAATTACTTGCAGCTTTATTTGGTGTTCAGGATGAAAGCGAACCACAAAAAAAAAGTTAAGTAAAGTAGAAAAAATAAACTGGCATAAAGATATTTTATCGGTTGCCGTTGGTGAAATTGGTTTAACGTTTGATTATTTTTATTCTTTGACCCTTGCAGAGTATTACATTATTTTGCAAGGGTTTAGAGTAAAGCAATTAAATGACCTGAAAAACATACGATGGCAGACTTGGGAGATTGTAAGGCATACACCTTTCCTGAAAAACCCGCCTGCAAGTCCTGATAAGTTACTGAAATTTCAGGATGAACAAGACGCAGACGAGATTAAGACAGCAAGGGCGGCAAATAGATTATTAGAAGCACGTAAAGAACATGGCAGACGCAGAACTTAAAGTACGGATAGAGGCCGA